ATGGCTGATATGCCAGAAAGTTTATTTCCAGAAGTATTAAGGCCAGCTTTATCGGATAGGAAGGGATGGGCGTTCTTTATTGGAACACATAGAGGTCACAATGCTTTTTTTGATTTATATGAAGCAGCGCAGAGTAATAAGGATTGGTTTACACAAGTTTATAAGGCTAGTGAAACTGATATAGTTGATGCAGAAGAATTAGAAGCTGCCAGGTTGATGATGACTGAGGACCAGTTTGAGCAGGAGTTTGAATGTTCCTGGGTTGCTAATGTACCAGGAGCTATTTTTGGAAAAGAACTGCAAGTTGCCCAGGAAAGTGGGCGCATAGGAAATGTTCCCTATGACCAGGCGCACAAAGTAGATACCTGGTGGGATCTTGGTATAGGTGATAGCACCGCTATTTGGTTTACACAGAGTGTTGGTAGAGCCATCCATGTTATAGATTTTTATGAAGCCAGGAATGAAGGGTTACCGCACTATGCGAAAATACTTACAGGTAAAGGCTATTTTTATGGAAGCCACAATGCGCCGCATGATATTGAGGTTAGAGAACTTGGCTCTGGCAAGAGCCGCCGTGAGATCTCATACGATTTGGGAATTAATTTTAGGGTTGTACCAAAGCTGCCAGTTGAAGATGGCATACACGCTGCGCAACTTATTCTCAGCCGTTGTTGGTTTGACCAGGTAAATTGTAAGGCTGGATTAGAAGCATTAAGGCAGTATCACCGAGCTTATAATGAAAGATTAAGGACATTTAGGAATAGTCCAGTACATGATTGGGCCAGCCATGCGGCTGATGCCTGGAGATATTTTGCTGTGGGTGTAAGGGAAAACCGAGGGTTTGAACGGCCACCACAAGCGATTGCAGATAGTAGTTATAATCCATTTAATAGTATAGGAGCAATGTAATATGGGCGGATTATTTGGCGGCAGTAAGCCAGCACCACCACCTCCACCACCACCACCTCCAGCGCAAGCTGTACCAGCACCGACTAAGAGGAGTGAGGTAGAGGATAAAATGAAAGATCCTAAAAGAGTGTCTAGGAAAAAAACCATAATGACTTCACCTCAAGGCGTATTGGGTGAAGAAGATGGAGTGGCGTACAAGACGTTATTAGGTGGTGCAACTAAGAAGTCCTAGCTTTGGTGAGGTTGTTGAGCTTCTAAGGCATAGTCGGCTGCACAGATCTGTTAGGTTAAGAAAACTTATAGATAATTTTGAAACACCATTAACGATTAATCAGTATAGGTACTGGCGAAATAAACATCAAAAACTTGTTGGGTTTTGTGCTTATGCTTTGGTTTCTGACGAAGTGTTAACAAAATTAAGGCATGGCGCATCAATGGAAAAAGATTGGTGGCAATCTGGCAATCATTTATGGCTGGCTGAGTTTGTTGCTCCCTTTGGTCATGTATCATTTATTGTAAAAGATACAGTCCGCTATTTTAACAAGGAACATAAAATTGAAACTGGATATTGGTATAGGCCTTCTAAAAGGAAAAGAGGACATATTGGGCGAGATCATGCCCTTGAACAATCCGACCTTATGTTTTATGGGTGGAGATGATGGCGGCGGCGGCGGCGGCGGTGGCGGCGGTGATGACGATTACGATCCACCAGAAGAAGATCCAGGCTACGATCCAGATCCACCAAGCAGTCCAGATCCAAGTCCAGGCCCAGGTGATGATAATGATGATGATGACGATAGTTATCAAGATAATCCAGCACCAGATGATCCGCCAGATGATTTTTATGAAGATGGTCCAGCACCACCAGATGATGATTCAGAAGATATATCAGATGATGCACCAGAACCAGGTGATCCTGGCGGCGGTGGTGGTGGATCAGATGTTGGAAGTCCAGATACTGGGCAACCGGGATCAGACACACCAGACGATGGAACTGACCAAGATGAAGGCATAGGTGAAGATGAATCTATAGTTGGTGATGATCCAGCTACAGAACCAGATGAGCCAGATGGCGGTGTTGATATAGACGATGATCCAGTGCCAGATGATCCAGGTGATGGCGGCGATCCTAACGCTGGCGATGGCGGAATGGATATCGGTGGCGAGCCAGGTGGTGATCCTGGTGGCGGTGGCGGCGGTATGGATATCGGCACAACACCAGATGATAATGATGGTGATGATAATTTAGGTGGTAATGACGATAATGTTTACGATCCACCAGGCGATACTGTCACAGATCCGCCAGCAGACAATACTACTGGATCTGCTAATCCTAGGGATGTTGTTAGAGCTGGTGATGAGGAAGAAGAAGAAGAGCGTAAGCGTGGTCGATCAAAAGGCACAATATTAACTTCAGCTCAAGGTATTGTAGGCGGTGCGCCTATCCGCAGAAAAACTTTATTAGGATTATAAATGGCTTCAGATGATTTAGCACGATTACTCAATGAACGATTTGGCAGTCTAGCTGCGCAAAGAGTTACTTGGGAATCCCACTGGCAAGAAATAGCAGACTTTGTTGTTCCAAGAAAAGCAGATATTAATAAGGTTAGATCTCCTGGTGACAAAAGATCTGAACTTATATTTGATGGTACAGCAATTCATGCAGCAGAACTTATGTCTGCTTCATTACATGGGATGCTTACTAATCCTAGCACTAAATGGTTTAGTCTTAGATTTGGTGATTTAATATTAGATGGTAATGACGAAGCTAAAGAATGGCTGGAAAGTGTCGAAGATGTTATGTATCAAGAGTTTGCCAGCTCTAATTTTCAAGAACAAATACACGAACTGTACCATGATCTAATTACTTTTGGTACTGGCATCATGTTTGTTGAGGGTGATGACGAGCCTACACCAAGCTCATTAAGATTTAGCACCAGGCATATTGGTGAATGTTATGTTTCAGAAAATGAATATGGCCGTGTTGATACAGTATTTCGAAAATTTAAAATGCCTATGCGAGCTGCTATTAATCGTTTTAGTGCTGAACTTGTACCACAAAGAGTTGTTAAACAAAGCGAGCAAGATCCTTATTCTTTGATTGAATTAGTCCATGCAGTTTATCCGAGGGATGATATAGACGTTACTAGGTTGGATTCTGTAAACAAACCATTTGCTTCTGTTTATTACGATGCTGAAGAAAAAAAAGTTTTATCAGAAAGCGGTTTTGATGAGTTTCCATATCTTGCGCCAAGATATTTAAAAGCTAGTTATGAAATTGGTTATGGTCGATCCCCAGCCATGACCGCTTTAGCAGACATAAAAATGCTTAATAAAATGTCTGAAGTAACAATTAGGGCCGCCCAAAAACAAGTTGATCCTCCACTTCTTGTTCCAGATGATGGTTTTATACTCCCTATAAGAACTGTACCTGGCGGCCTTAATTTTTATAGATCTGGATCAAGGGATAGAATAGAGCCGCTAAACATAGGCGCAAATAATCCATTAGGTTTAAACATGGAAGAACAACGTAGAAAAGCTATCCAATCAGCTTTCTACGTTGACCAGTTAATCTTGGGCCAAGGGCCACAGATGACAGCAACAGAAGTTGTCCAGCGTACTGAAGAAAAGATGAGATTACTTGGGCCAGTATTAGGAAGATTGCAAGCTGAATTACTACAGCCACTTATAACTCGAACTTATAATATTTTAGCAAGAAAACAATTATTTAGGACTGCGCCAGAGTTTATACAAGATAATGATATTAATATTGAATATGTAAGTCCATTAGCCAAAGCACAGCGCATGGGCGATGTACAATCTGCAATAAGATTGTTTGAGTTATTAGGTCCTATTATGCAAATCGACAGAGGTATCATGGATTTTGTTGATAGTGATGGATTAACTAAACATATGATACGAGCTTTATCAGTGCCAGCAACAGCTGTTAGAGGTGATGAAGAAGTTGCAGCCATTCGTGAACAACGAGCTGAAAGACAAGCGCAGCAAAGAGAATTACAACAAGCTCAACAAGTAGCAGAAGCAGCTGGTAATGCAGCTCCAGCGCTTAAAGCGGCTCAAGGTTTAGGTGTTGTTTAATGAATATTCAAGATCTTAGGCTAGCTTACAAGACACTTTTAAATACTAAAGATGGCCAGATTGTAATGAAAGATTTGCAATCCAGGTATCACATTAATGGATCTACATTTTCACAAGATCCTAACGAAACAGCCTACAGAGAAGGGCAGCGAACTGTAGTCTTATTTTTATTATCAATGCTGCAAGAACCAAAAACTAGAGAGGACATAGTAGAAACATGAGTGAAGAAGCCCAGGTAGCGGAAGCTCCAGTAGATGCTGGACAAGCTCCGTCTGCGCAGCCAGTTAGTGATTGGCGCTCAGAAATTCCAGAAGATATTAGAAGTCATAAATCATTAGAAACTATCCAGGATGTAGGATCATTAGCTAAATCTTATGTTAATGCACAGTCCATGATAGGTGCAGATAAGGTTGTAAAGCCTGGTAAATTTGCTACATCAGACGATTGGAACAGTTTTTATGACAAAGTTGGTAGGCCAGCAAGTGCTGATGACTACCAATTAGAGAATAAACTAGCCGAAGGCCAATCAGAAAACGCTGATATGGTTAGTTGGTTCAAGAAAACAGCACATGAAGTAGGGTTATTGCCGCACCAAGCTCAAAATTTATTAAATAAATATAATGAATTTAGTGGAAGCCAAGTCCAGCAATCAGCAAGTGTTACTGAAGATGAGATAAACAAGGTAGCATTAGATTTAAAAAAGGAATATGGCCAGGCTTTTGACGATAGAATGGCTGTAGGCAAAGGCGTTTTAGAGAATTTTAGCTCTATACCAGTAGAAGAATTTGAAGATTTAACACTCAGTAATGGTATGAAACTAGGCGATCATCCAGCAATAATTAAAACAATGGTTAATATTGGACAATATATGAAAGAAAAAATGGGTGAAGATACACTAGCTGGTGTTAAAACCTCTGGTGGATTATCGCCAAGCGAAGCTTCTGAAAAGCTGGCTGAACTTACACAACCAAGCTCACCTTATTGGGATGCAAAACATCCACAGCATAGTTTTTACGTTGATGAAGCTATGAGATATAGGGAGATGGTATAATGGATGAAAGAGAATTTAGGCTTGAGGTTTTGAGAATGGTACTCGAAACTGGATCTGGTAGGATTATAGATGATCCATTAGATAGAGCTGACAAGTATTTGCAATGGTGCGAAATGGAAGATAAGCCAAATGGCCCTTCTAAAAAAAGTACTAGCAAAGTAGTCGAGATAAGCAAAGGCCCTCGCAACACCAAATAACTTACGTCTGGATACACCAGGTAGCGTTTTAATTTTAATCTTAAACTAACGGAGAAAGTGAAATGAGTTCACAAATCACTACAGCTTTCGTTAATCAGTTTAGTTCTAACGTACAGTTATTATCGCAGCAAAGAGGTTCTTTGCTCCGTGGTTCTGTATCAGAAGAATCCGTAACTGGTGAGAAAGCATTTTTCGATCAAGTTGGAAGTGTTGCAGCTGTTAAGCGAACTAGCAGACACGCTGATACACAGATCCTTGATACACCTCATTCAAGACGAATGGTAACTATGGACACTTATGAGTGGGCAGATCTTATTGATGATGCTGACAAAGTGAGAATGTTAATAGATCCTACATCTACATATGCTCAAGCAGCTGCTGCTGCAATGGGCAGATCAATGGATGATTCAATCATAGCTGCTGCTACTGGTACATCAAAAACTGGATCAAGTGGTAGTACAGATACAGCTATGGATGCTGGAAATATTATTGCTCATGGTTCAGCTGATTTAACTATAGCAAAGCTTATAAGCGCAAAGAAAATCTTGGATGAAGGTTCTGTAGATCCATCTATTCCTAGATATATTGCCGTAGCTCCAGCACAAGTTGAAGCTTTACTTGGTACTACACAAATCACATCAAGCGATTTTAATACTGTTAAGGCGCTTGTTGCTGGTGAAGTAGACACATTCATGGGTTTTAAATTCATAATGTCTACCAGGTTAGCTGTAGCATCCAATATCAGAACTTGCTTTGCTTGGGCTGAAGATGGGATCAAGCTTGCTGTAGGAAAAGACGTAATGGCAAAGATAGACGAGAGAGCAGATAAGTCATACTCAACTCAAGTCTTTTATTGCTCAACTTTTGGTGCAACACGAATGGAAGAAGCTAAAGTGGTTTCAGTCCTTTGTGATGAATCAGCTTAAAGGGAGATAGAAAATGACAACATTAAATTCTGATCTCGTAGCCAATTTTGAAGCCAACTATACAATGAGTGATGCAAGCCTTTTACAAGGTGTTACTCGTATAGCACAAGGCACAATAGAGCTAGCTGCTGGAGATAGCACAGACAATGATATTGTTATGCTTGCTCCAATACCAACTCATGCCAGTATTACATCATTAAAAATAGGCACAGACACCTTTGGTGGTTCATGTACCTTTAATGTTGGTCTATACACAAGTGCTGGCGTTGTAAAAGACGAAGATTGTTTTGCAAGTAGTGTCGCAGATGCTGGAGCAATGACAGATGTTCGTTTTGAAGCAGCCGACATAAACACTGCTGGACAAAAGGTTTACACCATTGCTGGTGATAGCACTGATCCAACTGGTGTGTATTATGTAGCGGCTACATTCAATGCAACTGGCGGTACAGCTGGTACAATGTCATTCATTATTGAATACGTTATAAATTAAACAACCAGGACAGCGTAGCAATGCGCTGTCCTTTTTTATAGGAATTAATAATGGCTTCTGCGGTTGATATATGTAACTCAGCATTAAATATGATAGGCGCATCTACTATCCTTGCTTTAAATGAAGATAGTAAGGCTGGCAGAATATGTAATCAGCGATATGAATCTGTAAGGGATAGTGTTTTTAGAGCGCATCCTTGGAACTGTTTAATAGCAAGACAGACTTTAGCGGCTGACTCTGAAGCACCAAATTTTACATATTCAAAACAATTTACTTTACCGACAGATCCATTTTGTTTGCGAGTTTTAAAACTTTCAGATCCAGAAATAAAATTTGAAATTGAAGGGCGTAAACTTTTGACTGACGAAAGCTCAGTAGATCTTGTTTATGTTGCAAGAAAATTAGATCCTAATGAATACGATCAATTATTAATTAACACGATTGAAGCGGCTATAGCTGCTGATATAGCTTATGCTTTGATAGGCAGCACTACATTAACAGCAGCAATGTATGATCTTTATAGAAACAAACTAACTGAAGCTAGGTTTGTAGATGCAACAGAAGGTAACACCATAAATACTGCAAGCATAACTGATAGTGAAGTATTAGCTGCTAATACATTTATTAATGCGAGGTTGTAATGGCCAAGGCTTCACCAACCTTTAATAACTTTACAGCTGGTGAGCTATCGCCAAGGCTAGATGGTCGCACTGATATAAGTAAGTATTTTAATGGTTCTAAAACCATGCAAAATTTTACAGTGCATCCTCATGGTGGTGCAAGCAGAAGGCCAGGCACAATTTATGTAAATACTGTAAAAGCCAGTGCTAATGCAACAAGATTGATACCTTTTGAGTTTAATGTTGAACAAGCTTACATATTAGAATTTGGCAATTTATATTTTAGAATACACAAAGATGGTGGCACTGTAACAAGTGGCGGATCAGCTGTTGAAGTAGCAACTGTTTACACTTCAGCTGAAGTCGCACAAATAAAGTTTACACAAAGCGCAGATGTTATGTACTTAGTGCATCCATCACATCCAGTTTATAAGATAACGAGGACAAGCCACACAGCATGGACATTCACCGCTGTCGATTTTAGGCGTGGTCCTATGCAAGATCCTAATACAACAGCAACAACATTAACGGCTAATGGTAGAACTGGAAGTGTAACAATAACAGCTAGTGCTGATTTATTTGCTTCAACAGATGTTGGCAGATTAGTTAAGCTGCATGATGGTTTTGCAAAGATAACAGCATTTACTAATGCAACGACTGTAACTGCGACTGTGCAAGAAAATACAGCTGGTAGAACTGAATTGATGCCAAGTATGACGGCAAGCACTTTAAGTTTTGCTGAAGGAGATCCAAGCGCTACTGGACTAGAGCATAATGATAGAATAGTTGATAGTGCTGCAAACTTTGTAAAAGAAGGTTTTAAAGTAGGGCAAAAGGTTGTTATTACTGGCGCTACAGAAACTGCTAACAATAATAGTTCTGCATTACTTGTCCAGGTAACAGACGATACAATGTTATTTGCACCTTCAGTAGATGTTGTTGATGAAGCTGCAAGCGCATCTATAACTGTTGCTGGATTGTTAGAAGCAGACGATGATTTTAGTTTAGGAGCTTTTTCTACAACAACTGGTTTTCCAGCGTGTGTTAGTTTTTATGAAGAACGTCTGGTGTTTGCTGGAACAACAACACAACCTCAAACAGTGTTTTTTTCTGTGGCTGGTGACTTTGAAGATTTTGCAGATGGCACAAATGCTGCGGATGCTTTGAGTTATACGATTGGATCTAGTCAAGTAAACGTCATAAGATACCTGGCATCATCCAGGGTTTTGATTGTTGGTACTAGTGGTGGTGAATTTGCTGTGTCTGCTAGTGGATCTGCCGAGCCACTAAGTCCGACAAATGCACAAATAAAACGACAAGCAAGTTATGGAACAGCAGATATACAGCCTATAAATGTAGGGCCAGTAACATTGTTCGTTCAGCGAGCTTTGAGAAAATTACGAGAATTAGTATTTAACTTTGATACTGATAGTTATAATGCACCAGATTTAACAATACTTGCAGAGCATATTACTGAAACTGGTATTGTCGAAATGGCTTGGCAACAAGAACCAGATAATGTGATTTGGTGTGTACTAACAAATGGCTTTCTTGTCGGTATGACATATAGACGAGAAGAACAAGTCGTTGCTTGGCATGAACATATTTTAGGCGGTAGGTTTGGTGATGCAACAATAACTGTGTCTGATTATGCAAATATAGCTGTAGGTACAACAATTAAGATAACTAAGACAAATGGAGAAACAATTACATTTGTAAGTGAAGCTGCTGGTTCTTCTGATCCAGCTGATACAACATTTGGTTTTAGACCGAATACAAATAACAACACAACAGCTGATAATATATTTACCAGAATAAATGCGCACTCAGATTTTACAGTGGCTAATCCTTCAGCAGCTATTGTTACCATTACAGAAACAGATCCAGAAACAACTGGGTATACAACAATAGAAACTAGCGATCCGACCAGGCTTACAACAACAAACCAAGGTAATGCGGTTGTAGAATCCATTGCTACAATACCTGGCACAGCTGATGAAGATGATCTTTATATGATTGTTAAGAGAACTGTAAATGGATCAACTGTAAGGTATATAGAATATTTAAGTAATTATGAGTTTGGTACAGATGTTAAAGATGCTTACTTTGTAGATTGCGGTCTTACATATGATAGCACAGCAGCAACATCTATATCTGGTCTTACACATTTAGAAGGTGAAAAGATTGTTGTTTTGGGTGATGGTGCAACACATCCAGACAGGACTGTATCGTCTGGTGGTATTACACTGGCTAGATCAGTGCAAAAAGCACATATAGGATTTAATTATAAATCAACATTGCAAACTATGAGAATAGATGCTGGCGGAACAGAAGGCACATCACAAGGCAAGAACAAAAGAATAAATAATATTACATTAAGATTATATAGATCAGTAGGTGTTAAAGTAGGTAGCTCAGAAGCAGAACTGGATCTTATACCATTTAGATCTTCAGCGGATGATATGTCGGAAGCTCTAGGAATGTTTACTGGAGATAAGGAAGTCGAGTTTAGAGGTGGTTATGATAATGATGGTTTTGTTTTTGTAAGGCAAGATCAACCATTGCCATTAACTGTATTAGCAATATTCCCAAGGCTGCAAACATTCGATCAATGATAATGGTAGATTATAAGCCAGAACATATTGAGTCTATCCTAGATGGCGATATGAGTAAAATGGCTAGAAAATCATTTGGTATGGCTGAAGATATAGCTCATGGATTAGTTGCACCTGGACTAGCTTTTTCTGGTTTGATTGATGGTTATGTCATAGCAAGCGCTGGCATAAAACCACTTTGGAATGGAGTTGGTGAAGGCTGGATAGTTGCATCAGATAAAATGCCAAATAAAAAACTTAGTGTCATTAAACTCATTAAAGATAATTTTGATAAAATGATTCACGATCATAATTTTGTAAGAGTTCAAGCTGGTGTTAGATCTGATTGGCCAGAAGCAAAAAGATTTGCTGAATTTCTAGGTTTTGAGCATGAAGGCATTATGCGCAAATATGGTCCAGACGGACAAGATTATTATAGAATGGCGAGGGTATTTTAATGGGAGCGCAAGCAGCTATAGCAAGTGCAGTATTTAGTGCAGCTGGATCTATCCAAGCTGGTAGAGATCAAAAAAGAGCTTATAATTATAATGCCCAGGTAAATGAACGTAATGCTCAAGTTGCTGAGCAAGATGCAGAACAACTCGTTCTTATGGAAGAAGTCGAAATTGGTAGATTTAGGCGTGAGTTTGACAATCTACAAGCAGCAACATCTCAGTCATTTAGATTTAATGGATGGATGGCTGACACTGGAACACCACTTAAAGTTGCCTTGGCAAACGCCCAAGAAGCAGATGAAGAAGTGGCTATCAGACGATATAATGCAAAAGTAGGTAAAGCAGAGCTTAAAGAAAAAGGCACTCAAGAACGTATGTCTGCAAATTTAAATAGGATGTACGGAAGAGCTGCTATGAGAGCATCATATTTTAAAGCTGGTAGTAGTTTATTATCCGGCGCTTCTTCTTACTCACAAATCAATGCACGATATGGAAAGTCAACTGTATGAGAGTTCCAACTTACAAATCTCAAGCCAAATTATCAAATCGTTCTGGCGGTATAAATATGAGTGTGCGAGCAAGTCCAGGTGCATTGTCTGCTGGATCACAAGCTATGGCTAGCTTTGGTGACCAAGCTATGAAAACAAGTTTACAGTTTTACGAGATTGAAAGAAAGAATGATTACGAAGCGCAAAAACAAAGCGGTATT